CAATATCAGCAACACCAGTATCAATAGACTCATCACTGTACTCGAATAGTTCGCATTGCATTTCCCAAACGTAGCCTTTACCCAGTTGGTAGAAAGGTCTTTCTGCTTCTACAAACTTGATCTCAAAAAGATGTTTTGTAACTGGGAACCAGATCAGATCACCTTCATTAGGACGACCTTCTACTGCTAGTGTAACATTGTCGTCAACCTTTTCGGTAAACTTTTTACGAGAGATAACAAAAGTTGTTTTGTCTTCTATACGAATTCCAAATTTGCTAAGTAACTCTCCTTGTCCTTCCCATCCTTCAACATTATTGACATATGCTCTGCATAGGTAAGCCGAATCGAATGAAGATTCTTGAATCTCATTGAGTACATCATCAGTTGTAACTCTGGTTCTTGGGATATAATATATCGCCTGACCATAAATTTCAATAGATTCAACAATGAGGTTTTCAAAAAATGCTTGCTCTTGTTCGGATCCATTGATGTTTATACGACACGCACTGTCGTAATCCGATTGAATGCAATTGTTAGCAGGGGTGTTTGAGTATGACATCAGCCTATCAGATCCATTGGAGGTAGTTCATAACGACTATGGAGTTCTTGAATCAGAACTTCTTTCTTGTTACGACCGTCTTCTAAAATTTGACGACCGTTCAAAGTGACACCGCCCAGCATTTGTACGCCATCGTACTTGCTGAGGTTCTGACCCCATTGCTGCTGGAAGAGTGCTTCGGTATATCCTTTTACCCATTCATTATTATATGCACTAGTAAAGATTTGTGGATCAACGCCAAATGTACCATCCACTAAAATGTACTGACCCGTTTGCATTTCCTGCCAATCAAAATCTAGATGCAGTCTATTCTCATGAGTAGTCCATCTTACTCTTCTATTCTGCGAAGAGTTAGTTACCCAGTCCAAAGTCTCAAGATACTGAGATGTCATGTAATAATGCAGAATCTGTCCATGAGTGAAATTGTAAATATCGTTCAGGAAGATCTGATATTTGATGTTGAAGATATTACCAGGAACAACACTAGATGGTCCAACGCTTGTATATACATGATTGATACCCAATGTATTGGGTGGCATATCAACATAGTTATCTACGGTTGACCAATCAGTACCTGCAATTGCAGAAGAACTAGATGCTGCTGCTTTCATCGCATCAGTTACTTCAATGCGTATAAAACGTTGGGCAGAACCTTCATAATGAAATTCTTGCCAATGACTAATTGCTTCTTCAATTAGGTCATCCAGTTGCTCATCGCATACATTGATGTCGATGGCAGGATAACCCAACCTACGAAGGGCATAGTTTTTTAGTTCGGTTGCGGTAGCAGGTTTAGTTGCTGACATGAGTTATCAGGAGAATGAATTGACAGTCAAAGTAGTAACATCATTAGCACTGACGACTTCTCCAACTTTGAAGAATCCATCAACAGTATCGACGGTGATTGCACTAGCAGCGAGAGCAGTGATAACACCTGTAGTTCCACTGGTAGCACCTGTCACAGTTGCACCAACTTCCATCGTTGTGATATCAGAAAGTGCGAATGTTGCATTGGTGAAGACCGTGGAAAGATCAATAGTTGCATCACTGGTAATAATAGTTGCAACATCAAATGTGAGGTTAGCAGCACCTCCACCACCAAGATTTGCATCATTGACAGTGATTGTATCGTCTACTGCATATCCACTACCAGCGGTGGTAACGGTAACAGTAGCAGCACCAGAACCATCAACCACCACAGAGAATTCTGCGCCAGTACCAGAACCAGTATCAGAGTAATCTGAACCTTCAATAACATAAGTTCCTGCAGTTCTCAATGCATCTGCTGCACCGATAGTATCTACTGTCAGAAGTCCAGTTGCTGCAGGGTTTACAATTGTAATTGTGTTCCCGATAGTATAACCAGAACTAGCAGCGTTCACCGTAACGCCAGTAACGCTACCGCCAGTAGCAGCAATATCAACGGTAAGACCAGTGCTATCTCCACCAGTAGTCGTAAGACCTGTACCAGTTGTGTAGTTAGTACCAGCAACCAAAGAACCAAAGTCGAATGTTGAAGCACCACCCAGATTTGGGTTGGTAAGCGTAATTGTTTCACCGATCAGGTAATCAGTACCACCTGCATTAGCAGCGACTGCAGTGATAGCACCAGAAGCATCAACTGTAGTATCAACAGTCAATCCAGTACCAACACCATCAGAGGTGGTAGCAATAGCAGTTCCAGCAGTGAAACCACCAAGACCACTAGTGTTGATAGATCCAGTGGCAACAACTGCACCAGGTGTAGGGTCGCCAGAAAGGTCTAATGTAAGAGTGGTAGTAGTTGCAAGGTTGGTAAGCATTGCTTGTAGTTGAGCGAATGCATTATCCAGTTTTGCTTGTACTCTTGCCTCGGTATAATATTGATTAGTTCCTTCAGCAAGATCAGTAGTTGACTGATTCGTAAGGTCGAGGTTTGTACCAGTTGCAAGAGCAACTCTCGCATCAGCACGAGCATCAGTGTAGTAGAGATTTGTTGCACCCTCTGAGAGAGCATCAGTATCTGCTGCAGTGATACGAGCATCAGCACGAGCATCGGTGTAGTAAAGGTTAGTAGAACCCTCACTCAATGCATCAGTGTCAGCAGCAGCAATTCTTGCATCTGCTCTAGCGTCTGTGTAATAAAGGTTCGTTCCCTCAGTAAGATCTGTTGTAGATGCAGCAGCAATACGAGCATCTGCTCTAGCATCAGTAAAGTAAAGATTCGTAGAACCTTCAGACAATGCATCAGTATCTGCATTAGCGATACGAGCGTCTGCCCTAGCATCCGTATAGTAGAGGTTAGTACCCTCTGTCAGATCAGCAGTATTCTTACCTGCGAGACTTGCATCAAAGCGTGCCTCAGTGTAGAAGATATTAGTAGAACCTTCAGTTACGTTATCGGTATCAATGTCTGCCTGAGTAACACTCAGAGCACCTGAACCATCATGCTCAATACCAGTACCATATGTGAAGTGGGTTCTGGTTCTTGCTGCAGTAGTAAAGAGGTTAGTAGAACCTTCAGTTACATTGTCAGTATCGATATCTACTTCAGTAACACTCAGTTCACCTGCATTGAGTTCAATACCATTGCCGTATGTGAAGTGAGTTCTAGTACGAGCAGCAGTAGTAAAGAGATTTGTGGAACCTTCAGTAATAAGATCAGTGGAGATGTCTGCTTGAGTAGCACTCAAGGTCAGGAGGTTACCAGCATCGTTATAGGTAGCAGTAATACCTGTACCACCAGAGATCAATGCAGCAACACGATCATCTACTCTCTCATTGGTGTAGTAGATATTGGTAGAACCTTCAGTCAGCGCATCAGTGTCATGGTTGCTGATATCAGAAGTCTGACCAGTTACGTTACCAACAACACCACCAGTTGCTGTGATAGCACCAGTGAATGCAGAGGTTCCAGTTACTGTCAGATTGTTGCTCAGGGTTGTGATACCCGTGACACCCAGAGTACCGCCGACAGTTGCATCGACTGTGACATCTAGGTTTGCACTAGCAGTTACAGTTCCAGTAACACCCAGTGTTCCACCGATCGTTGCGTTGGAAGTAACTCCCAGTGTGCTACCGAAAGTTACCGCTGCATCAGCATTCAGTGTGCTAGCAGTAGAAACAGCACCAGTTGTACCATTTACAGTGAAGTTAGTACCGTCAACTGCAATGCCACCATCGGCGTTCAGGAGGTCTGTGAGGGACGTTATACCCGTTACACCTAGAGTTCCACCAATCGTAGCGTTTGCGCTCACTGTGGAGGTCACCATAGTGATCTCATTAGAAGCAAAACTACCGCTTCCATCTCTCAGGACCAGGTTGTTTGCAGCGTTAGTTGAAGCAGACAGAATGTTGATCGTTGGATCACCAGCAACACCATCACCTTGAGTGACAGTAATACCAGATCCAGATGCAGGAGAAGTAATCAGCGTACGCTGAGCATAGGTGTTAGCAGCAGTTCTGCTTACGAAACCTGTGCCTGCCATCGCTGCCAGACCATCCATGTCTGCATCATCAAACGTGGTAGTCAGAGTTACGTTCTGAGAACCATCGAAGGAAACTGTTGCATTGACGACACCATCAATTGTGACGGTACGAGCAGTGCGAAGTTCATCAGCAGTTGTTGCGTTACCTTGGATACCAGCAAGAGCACCGATACCGCTGTTTACCGTGATCTGATTAGCAGAGAAGTTGCCATTACTTCTACTAACAACAGAAGCACCAGTTGTATCAGTGCTACTTGTGGTCAGACCATCTAGCAAGTCAGCATTCAAGTTGTTGACCTTAGAGTTAGATGCAACAACCAAAGGTGGTTTACCAGTTACGGTAGAAATAATTTGATCATCAACAGTCAGATCGCCATTGATAATTGCATCAGCATCAACATCGAGAGTTGTTCCACTGCCAGTCAGATGTAACTGATTTGCTCTGAGGTTTCCATCTGTACCAGTGAATACTTCACTTGAATTTGTAGATGCAGTAAGGAAGACAAACTCCGAAGCAGAATCGTCATAACCGAAGAAACCAAGAGCAGCGGTAGAACCCGTGTGATAACGGAACTCAATACCACGATCTTTGTTGTCATCAGAACCAGGAGCAGTGTCACCACCAAGAGTAAATACGGGATCGTCAATTGTGACAACGGTCGAGTTGACGGTAGTAGTTGTACCGTTGACCGTAAGATCACCGCCAACAATTAGATTGTTATGGAACTCTCCATTACCAGTGCTGTTGTCAACACTGAATGCAGCACGAGTATTAGAATTATCGTAAACGTAGAAGTCACCACCGATGTATGCATTTTTGTTGACTCTTAGACCACCAGCGGTAGTCAAGGAAACAGAAGCATCACCGTAAGAGGTAATGTCACTGGTATTAGTAATAGTAACAATACCAGAAATATCTGCAGAGTTATTGAGATCAAGGGCACCTGTAAGTTCGGTAGCACCATAAACTCTAGTGTCACCACTAACTGCAAGGTTCTTACCAATACCAGCACCACCTGTCAGACGTAATGCGCCATCTGCACCGTATGAACCAGTGAGGGTTTGTTGAGTAGAATTTGTAAATGTATTGACACCTGATGTAGTCAGAGTATTTGTAATACCTGTAGCACCACTAATATCAACAGTGCCAGAGATTATAGTATTACCATTGTCACTATCTACAGTGAACTTGTCTACACCAGAACCGTTCTGAATAGCAAACTCTTCATTAGAAGCATTCAGGTAAACGGAGTTGTAAATTGTTGTTTGACCATCCACAACCAAAGTGCTATTGAAGTCAACGGCACCATCAACATTGAGAGTCTGATCAAAGTCAACGCCATTAGTGACATTGAGGGTGTTTGTGATTTGTGTTGCATCATCTACATCTAATGTACCAGCAATGATTGTATTGCCATTGTCAGAGTCTACTGTAAATGCATCAGTACCACTTTGTGATTCAATGGTAAACAGTAGATTGTCACCGTTGATTGTAACATTGCTTTGGAATGTTGCATCATTATCAACGTTCAGGGTGCTGTCAAGATCAACTGCACCAGTTACATTCAGAGTGTCATCAATAACAGATGCACCCTCAACATTCAATGTACCTTGAATATCAGTGTCGCCAGATGCACCTAGAACAGAGAACTTGACTGTATCGCCATTATTTTTCTTACCAACAAATAGACCTTCTCCAGCAGATGTACCACCAATGTGGAGACTGGTGCCGATACCAGCACCACCAACGATTCTAGCGTTAGAAGTACCATGAGTAGCATAGTTTGGAGTAAACTGAACTGTAGTACCAACCTGTAGTTTAC